TAATTGTTGGGAGCTGACCCCTGATGGACTTCAATATTTTTTTAGAAAATTCATACAAATAAACATTAAAAGACAAGAACTATTAAGAGCAGCCAATGGCAGTATAAAAAAATTAGCTTGTTTAATTGATGTGGATTGGTCTGAAATTAGAAACTTTAAATCTAACTTCATGCTAGAAAACTATGATGAGGAAGATATGCAAAGGTTGGAGGACTTTTATGAAAAACTATAAGGAGCTATATGTCAGATAAATTAATGCAAACACTTGCTAAACTACAAACAGATAACAGAAAACTAAAACAAGAATTAAAAATAAAAGATCAAAAACTTCTTGAGAGAGATGAAACAATGAAGATTGCCAATGAAGAATATCAAAAGTCTTTGGCTAAATTAAAAGATGATTTGGCTTTCAAAGATAGAGTTTTAAAATCATCAATAAAAAAGAAAGGTAAAAAATGAAAATAGATCCTATTGTAAAAGATATTTTAAATGAATTAAAATTTAATCCTGCTGAATGCCTATGGGAAAAACATGGTGCTACTTGTATGAAGCATAGATACATAGAGATAGCAGGACAGAACAAAGGTGTAGTTATTAATAGTTTAGAAGAAGTTGAGAAAAATTCAGCAGAGGGTGTGGTTGCCATTAAATGTACTGCTAGTCTTGGCAAATCAAAAGTTATAACTTATGGCGAAGCCACACCAAAAAATAATAAAAATAGTTATCCTTATGCAATGGCAGAGAAAAGAGCAGTTGATAGAGCTATATTAAAATTGATTGGCATACATGGTTTTGTTTATTCAGATGATGAAGTAAATGAACCCATGTTAATTGAAACAACACATCCAGTTCCCAAACTACACATTGCAACTAATCAAGAAAAAGTTGATGACATTTACATTGCAACAAAATTAGAAGTAATTGAAAACAATAAAGATAAAAAGAATTCTACTGCCTTGAGAAGTGATTTAGAAAATCTCAAGACTAGAATATACAAAGCAAAGAGGTGGGATATTTTTGTTAAATCAAATTTATATAAAAAATATATCTCTTTACAAAACAAACATAAACCAAAAAGGAGTTAAATTATGGCAACACCATTTGAACTTAAAGAGGGTGAAGGTTATCTAAATAGAGATAATGAAAATCCTGAAAAGTATTGGGGTTCATTTAAGGTCAGTAAAGATATGAAAAAAGGTGAAACAATCAATCTTACTGAATGGATAAACACCAAAGATGATGGTAGAGTAATTCACAAATTACAAGAAAGAAAACCAAAAGCAATGTAGCTTGTAATAAATGGGGTGGTAGTTTTTTTTAGCTCCCTTGATCAGTTAGTTATTCTACCACTCCTTTTAATCATGGAATTAATCATACTAGATGATGGTTTGTACCAACTTATACCAATTACAAAAAAAATGATTGAGGGTATAGAATTATTTGATGAGATTAATTGCTTGGACTTATGTGAATTATTAAGACTTAAATTAACTGGATATGTAGATACTTTAAATTTACACATGATGAATGATGGTACTGGTGCAATGGTCGGATGTATGTGTAGATAGTGAAAGGAATAATATGAATGACGATAATATAAAATGGATTGATATTGGCGAAAAGATGGTCAAGCAAATGTTAGAAAAGAAACAAAAAGAATATGGTAGCTTTGATAACAACGCATACATTATGGCTAATTTTTTACAATCAGCATTGGAAATAATAAATGGATATAAGGTTAAAGTTCCTATTACAATCATACCACAACTAATGATTGTATTAAAACTAACAAGAACTATTGACGATAATTCAGGAAAAGATATATACAAACTAGATACTCATAAAGATATTGCAGGGTATAACGATCTGTTAAAAGAAATGTTATTAAAGATGAGAAGCAAGGAGAACAATGACTAAAGTATTTTATAGTCCTAGAATCAAAGAAATCATTGATTTTATGGCTGTTTATTATGATGAGCATGAATGTTTTCCAAAGCTAGATGAAATAGGTAAGGCACTCAATCTGACAAAACAAAGGGTAGGTATTTTATTAAAGAATGCTGAAAAGTTAAAGTTAATAAAATCAGAGGATGTGTTTATGAGAAAGTATATGTTGACTAAACAACCTAAAATAAGTAAATTAAAAGTCAATAATTACTATGAGTTGTAAAAAAATATATTATTATGAAATAACAGCAACTCTGGAGGAGGAATTTGACTCTGTTGAGAAAGCAGCAGATCAAAGGGATGCTAGTGATAACGCAGTTGTCAAAGAGATAACAAGCAAAAATCTTCAGCATTCTATAATTAAAAAGGAGGATAGGGATGAACCTAACCAATGAACTTCCTAGATTGTATGGGAAGCTACAAAAGTGCCATAACAATATCATGGCTACGATTGATGGCAGACTATGTACTAAAACAATCAAGGATTATGTTGAGTACAAACAATTAGTCAGAAGAATTGTTGATGCTCAAAACAAAGAAGCAAAAGTTATTTACGAAAAATAAATAACTACATGAAAAAACTAAAAGAAAGGAAGGCTATTCATGTCTGCAAAAAAGAAAGACCCCAATAAAATAAAACTTGATAAGCATATTGGTATCAAATTAAGAAACAAAAGAGTAGAAAGAAAACTAAATCAAACAAAAGTTGCGAATGTATTAAACTGTACCTTTCAACAAATTCAAAAATTTGAGAAAGGCAGTAATGGTTTAAGTGCTTTTTATCTTGGTAAGTTGGCTAAATTTTTTAAAGTACCAGTATCATATTTCTTTGATGGATTTAGTTATGAAACATTTGAAAGTAGTATTACTTATCATGACAGATTTCCAGAAATACACAGAGGTAATCAAGTCAAGAATGAAAATTTATATCCTAATCCAAATTCATACACAGCATTAGGAAATAAAATGAAAGATGTTTTCTTGATTGAAGAAACAATAAAAAAAGAAGATATAATTTAACACTATGTCATTGGGTCAATTAAATAAAAAATTTGATTGGCTCAATGATTTAACAATTAGAGATAAAGATACATCAAGATTAGATGAACTAGCCAATCTTTATAATAAAACTAAAGATAAAAAATATTATGATGAATGGTTTAAATTAGTAGAAAAAATTACAAAAGAAACTACTTGTTAGATTTAATATCATCTTCTTTCATGCAAACATAATGAGCATGACCTTTAGGATAAAAACTTACAAAGCTATCAGTATTAATTATTTCTTTTTCGCAGTATCTACAATTTCCAACTAATATTTCTCTTATTTTTGTTTTGTTCCAAGTCTTTCTATGTTTTGGCATAGTTAGGTCTTTTGCCTTTTCTTGATTTTCTTTCTGCTTTTTTCTTTCTTCTTACAGCAGCAGCTCTTTGACTTGCAGACATTGATCTAGCTTTTGCTAATGGTACACACTTTGGATAGTTTCTTCTTTTCTCACCTTTGGATCTACCACATGGGGGAAAGCCACCTCCTTTTTTAGGATTGGCAATATCAACCCACTTTTCAGATGTCCATCTTCTTAAACTCATTTTCTTTTTCTAGTTTTCTTTTTTCCTACTTTGCCTTTGCAATATTTACTAGCCCACATATTAGCATAAGCAGAAGGATAGACTTTAAATTTTCTCTTGGCAGCAGCTTTTCCAGCAGGACATAATTTAGCCATTGTCTAACTCCTTTATTATTTTTAATTTTTCTTCTGCGTTAGAAATTTTTTCTATTAATTTATCTACTTCATCAATGTGTTGTGGATGTTCACCAATGCCTACACTATTGTTAAAATAAATTTTTATTGTTGCTTCAGCTTCACAAACTTCAGCCTCATATCTTTTCTCTAATGCTTTTAAGATATGTTGCTTCATGCACTATGTCTTTTTTGTACCATAAATTTAGCTGTCTTGACAGCACCTTTATGTGGTTTGTATGCACCTTTCATAAGTTTATATGAATTACCTTTTTTCATCCAATGAAAACCTTTGGGTGCTTTAACAGATTTTTTCATTATACTTTTCTCTTTTTCTTTTTTTTAA